GTCAAAAAGGTCTGTGCAATCGTCAATGACGTTACGGGCTTGCAACCAGCCCACCGGGTTGTATTTGTTGGGTTGCCCCCAGCTTGGGCAGTGCAATTGCATCAGGCCGTAGCTGCCGCCTTTTGTGCGATCCCCAAGCGCGTCAGGTTGGCAAGAGCTCTCAGCGCGGAGTATCACCAAGAGCTGTGGCAGCTCCTCAGGCTGCCACCCAACCTGACGCGCCAAATCCACGTAATCAGCGCAAGTACCGAAACCTTGCGTGGTTGACGTGGTGGGGTTAGCGGTGGTCATTGGTGCTGCCACAATGACCGTATTGGGGGCTGTCAGGCTCTGTGTTGAGCTGTAAACGGCTGGTGCGACGATTTGGGCGGGTGTGGGTGCTTTGGCTTCAGAAACGCCTGCTATTGCGGCTATTAGGCCGAAACCTACGCCCAGCATTTTGAGTACGTATGCGGTCATTGTGTGCCTTTGTCTGGGGTGCTGCTGATAAAACTAAGTTTTTGGGGCACCCCCCAGCTGTCCATTGTGTAGGTGCGTAACGCGAATTGGGCAAGGGTTATTGACCCGTCAGGCCGCCTAAAGATTTGCACCATAATCTGATGCCCGGTTTCCAATTCGCCGGTCAAAACCTCATAAAAAATGAGGTTGGGTTTGTCTTGCTGGTTGGTGTCGGTCACGCTGCTGACCCCCCTTTTGTGTTGTCAGCCCAGCATAGGTCAGGGCTGTACGGGGGTGGTGGATTGCTCAAAGACCTGCTTAAAGGCTGCCCTGACGTTTTGCGGGTTCAACGCCATACCCAACGTGATTTCAATATGCAACCAATCGCCACCGGGGGCACCGGTAAAAAGCTTTGTTTTGGGTTTAATCCACGCTTCAGCTGCGTGAGGTTTGACCGGGCCGTTGCCTACGCGGTCACAGCGCCACGATCTGCCAAAAGGTGCAGGGTTGTAATCAATCGCGGCTTGTACCCCTAGCAGCTCCCAATTATCAAGTACGCGCTGCAAAAAAGCTACGGCTTTAGCCCGCCCGTCACTCACACCCAGCTTGCGGGCTTCCATATACCGGTATGACAAATCCATTGCCACACCCCTTGCGTGATTACTTATTTGGCCCGGCTTGCCGCGTATGTCTCTAAAAACAAACGTACCGTTATTCCATAAAGCGCCGCCACTGTGCTTATTAGCGAGCTGCGCCCAAAGCTCAGTGCCGGGCAGTTTGTCGGTCACCACCGGATAGGTGGGCACCTTGTACGGTTTCATTTTGGCTGATCAGGCTCTTTTGCAACGAAAAGGCAAGCCGTTTTACGGTTGCCAATAAGGGTGGAAATCCACGCCAACACACCTGAAACCACCGGGATTGACAAAGCAATTAGTTGCATATCCCAACCGTATTTATACGCAACGTAAGTAACCAAACCGATAATGGCACCTTTGAGGGTTTGATCAGCGGTTTGAAGCTGCGCTTGCTTATCCACGTGAGACACCTAACAATGCTTCAATCTCGCTGTCAGTCAATCCCAATGCAGTAAGTTTGCTGCGAGCTGAAGCAAGCGCTACTGCTTTAGCTTCTGCCGAAGCAGCAGCAGCAGCTTCGTGAGCCTCAATAGGTGCAGCAGCGGCTTTGTAAGCCTTTATTTCTTCAGTTGTCATGTCACGATCAATGCCGTTGTCATTAATTTTGTAGGTCATGACTTGCCCAATCCATAAATGGTGTACGTGCCTGTGGCGGTGCCGCCGGTTAATTCAATACCGTCATATGCGGTTGCGGTGGTGTGATTACCTACGTAGCTTTGTATTTCAATGCCGCCGCTTGCACCTTGATTATTTGGAAAACCAACTGCTGCGGTTGCTTCTGCCAAATTTGGGCCACTTAGCAAAACTGTGTTAAGGCTCATAATTGTCCCGGCTTGTCCGTAGGCGCATTTTGTTTGTGATGTAGATCTGGCGCCCGCAACGGACGTATTGTTCGCGTTGAGTTGTTGGTAATTGTAATTTGTTGCTGCAGTCACTCCACCCACGCGCAACGCCCAAAAAAGTTGCGCATTGGCAGTAGTAGTGCACCTTACAACAATTAGATAGTTGGTGTACGTGCTTGTAAATACGTTGTCTGCGGTAATGCTGGTTGCACTAGTAAACGCTGTTTCTGCTTTGACAACGGCTAAACCGTTAACCGGTGCCGCACCCCATGTGACCCACGCGCCAGCCGCATTGTACGTTTGTAGGCCGGTGCCTTCTACGTAACAAAGCTGACCTTCCGCAAGCGTTTTTTCTCCCGTACCGCCAAAAGCTGCGTCACGGGTTCCGGTAGAGCTGAATACCGGGACACCGGTACGGGCTGACTGATTTTGCTGGTCTGCTGTGAGCACCTGCGAGGCAACAAACGTAGGTACGGTGGTTTGAGCGTTAGCACCCATGAGCTCAGTTTACCCTAAAACGTTGGTGCTATCCAGCACACCGTAAACCGCGTCATTAAGTATCAGCTCATAAACCACAGTGGTTGGGCTTGTATAAAACCTGACCGTATGCCCGGTGTCAAAATTGATTGTGGCCTCAATGCCCTCAACGCTGAGCTCTTCAGCAATCGTGCCTACCCCGGTGACCTGCTTACTTATGGTGATTGTGTCACCTATATCAACGGTAGCTACTGTGTCGCGCTGCAGGCTAGTCAAGGCCGGTAAATAAGTTTGCACTGACGTAAACCGGGGTGCAGGCTGCCCATTGATTAGGTAGGCGGCTGCAGCGTCAATTTGACCTTGCACGTGCAGCAGGCTGTTGCCAATGTCCTCTGCCTGCACAAAATAGGTGGCTTGGCTGTCTAAATCGTCGCTGGTTGCCGTTTTGTCATCTAGCGCAGTGACGGTGGCGCGGTTAACTACGTTGCTTGCATCAAACGCAATTTCAAGATCGTTGTATTTGGCGGCTGTGCCGATGTCATTGAAGGTGATTACCGGGCCGCTGAGTGTGTTGCCTATGCGGGGCTGAAACGTAAACACACCGTCACGGGCCATGAATACGCGCCCAAATTCAGCGGTTTGATTGATTTGCTGAATATAGGCAAGTGCGTTGGTGCCTGCCGGGATTGTGTAAGCGTTGTCATGGCCTAGATCTACGGTGCCGGGGTCAACGTCGCGCTCAGCACCCGGAAAAAGTGCTACCTCTGGCAAATCCAAAATGGTTTCTATACGCTCACCGCTGGTTTCAGGGCTGACGTTGAGCTCATCAAGTGCGGCTTGCGCGAGCTTGTAAAACCCGTCAGCGCAATTAAGCAAAACGGTATTGTCACCGCCCATGTCAAATTGGTAGGTGAAATCGGTTATCACGCCTTGAAACAAATACTCACCTTCGCGTGACAGCCGTATTGCCCGCAATGGGGCTATGCCGGGCTGATCGTTTGCCGGGTCATAGTACGGGCTGCCTTGATCGTAAGGGGAGAGTGCGCCACCGGCAAGCTCATCATCAATCAGCACTTGCATTGTGCCTGCGCCGAATTGATCGGTGGGCCGTTGCCTACCGCGCTTGTAACGCACGTTTTTAACGTAAGGGGTAATGTCTGCGTATTGCAGATTGGGCCCAAGTGTGTAATCAAGGTTGCCTAATACGCCTTTTGTTGCGTCATTAAGCCTAAAACTTGCGTAATCAAACCCGGTATCTACCTCAACTAAGTAATCACCGCTTGCAACTACGGGGGTAGCCATTAGGCAATTTGCACTTCCAGCGGGCCGCTACGCCGGTTGTATTCAATGAGCGCGTCAACGATCACGTCACCGGCCTCACGCGGGTTGAGGCTTTGGCTGTTAATGGTGTAATTGGTGACGGTGGTGCCTTGAGTGTTAGCAAAAGCGTTTTCAACCGCCAAATCAAACAATGCGCCTGCACCCTTAACGTCAGCCGGTGTGCGAGCCATTGCAATACGCGCATTAGCGGTGCCAAGTGCCTCTTCAACGCCCTTAAGGTAAGCCTTGCCGTTTTCAAGGCCCGCCTTATAAAACTTGTCAGCTGCCGCAAGCCCAATTTTGTCAGCAATGTCTTGGGTTTGTTTGACAAGATCATTGGCCCGCAACACTGCGCCCGTTTCGCTAAGTAGCGCGTCAGCGATTGCGGCACCGCTGTCTGCACCAGCGGCAAGTACCTTGTCAAGCGCCTCTTTACTAATCCCGGCCTGAAGCAGTTGCTCAACCAGCCCACCAAAACGCTCAGCTTTTTTGGCTTGGGCTTCAAGCTCTTCCATGAAGCCAAGCCCAAAATCTTCCATATCTACGTCTTGCGCGGCTTTGCCGAAATCAATTTGCTCAGTAATAGCGCCGCTCACGGTTGCGCTGAAATCATCAAATGCTTGCTGTGCTTCGGCAAGCCGATCTTGCGCAACTTTGAGCGCGTCAGCCATGTCTTTACGCAACGCATCAGCAGCTTCTTTGGTGCGCTCCGCAAGCTTTTTGGCCTTTTCCGCAAGCCGGTCAACCGCACCCCCAGCACCGCCACCATCAGGCCCGTCACCTAGCCCGTCATTGTCTTTAAGGCGCGAGGCCTCAAGCCTTGAGAGCCGGTCAGTGGTTTCTAATACCGCGCCGGTGGTTTGCCGCGCCACTTTTTCAAGGCTGCCTAAACGGCTGATTAGCCCGTCAAAATATTTGTTGGTGTCATCTTGCAAGCGCCGGGTGATATTTGCACCGGCAGCTGCGCTTATGACAGTGCCAAAATCAAGTGCCGCGCCTTTTAAATCACCTTTGAAAAAGCGGGCTGCTACTTGTATTGCTTTGATGCTCTCATATACCAAAAAGGCTTTGCGCACGAATTCCAGCATTGAATTAGTTGCTGATCGCATTGCTTCAATTACGGTTGGCGCAAAGTTGCCCATTGATGCAATGGCTACTTCAAACGCGCTTTTAACTGAGTCACCCTTAGTAAGCCGGTCAATGAATACTTGTAACGCGGGCACGATATAGCGATTGATAAACCCAACCAGCTTTTCAAGGTATGGCAGCACTACTTTGCCCAGCTCCTCTTGCAGCCGGGTCATACTTATTTTTAGTTTGGCTAGTTGACCTTCAAACGTATTTGCTGCTTCGCTAGCTGCACCGCCAAACTGTTTGTTAAGCAGCTCTTGTACTTTTGCATAATCTTTGGTTTTAATTGTGTTTTCGTCAATCGGTATGCCTAATTTTTTGAGAGCCGCAAATTCACCCTCTGACGCTTTTACCAATGCCATGCTGACTGACTGAAGGTCTTGCTGGCTTGCAACGCTGATATCTGTGGCAAGGGTCAGCAGCTCTTGAGCTTGCGTAACGTTGCCGGTGGCCCGCGTCAGGGTGGCAAGGGCCGTTGACAGCTCGCCGCCACTAATGGTGGTTTCCAATTCAAGCGCGTCAACGAAATCAAGGGTGGCGGCAATAGCGTCACTTGTAGCACCGGTGGTGCGCCTCAACTGATCGGCAAGCAGCTTGTCCTCACGCTGAGCCTCTGCAGCCGCCTGAGCAGCCTTAAAAAGCGTGACCCCTAACGTGCTGACCGCACCGGCAGCCGCCACAGCACCCGGCACCAACCCCTGCTTAAAAACAAAGGCGGCCTTACCTGCAACGCCTTCAATTTGCTTGAATTCTTTAATGGCCCGCTCAACGCCCTTGCCTACGAATTCTGTGACAATGGGGATTACTACAGCCATGCAACTACTTTAACCGCTTGCCCACCTCAGCCATTACCTGCTTGGTTAATTGCATAACTTGCTTTTCAACCTCTGTTTTGTTTGCCTCATATGCGGGCCACAGTACGCGGCTTGCTTTTCCGTAACGTGCCTCTAATACGCGGATCATTTGGGCACCGGCATCACTGTTGCCGTTGGGGTTGGTTTTGCCTGCAACGCTAAACACTGTGTTTGCCATGCCTGCAAAACTGACAGAAAAGACGGTTGCATCTTGCATACGCCCGGCATATTGCCGGGGCCGTTTGCCGCTGACCTTGCTCTTTATAAATTTGCCTGCCGTTGAACCCTTCCAACCTTCAGCGGGCAGCATTTGAAAACCGCTAGGGGTTTTCCAGCCGTAGCCCCAGCCGCTCATTGGCGGTTGCTTAGGTAGTGCGCGTTTGGCTGCGTCAACCACCGGCTGCGTTATCTTTTTAAAATCGCGGGTGACCTGCCGCCTAAATTGCGGGTTTATTTGGTTGAGCTCGCGCAACGCATCTTTGAGGCCCACAATTTGAAAATTGCCCTCAATCATCTGCGCCTCTTGTTTTGATCCTCAACCACTTTAAACACAGTTGCTAAATCGCGAGTATCAAAACTCTCTGCATAATACGGGGGTGCCCACCCGGTCAAAACCAGCAGCTCAGCTAGTTGCCTTCGGTAGCCACCCCGCCCGTAGGGTGGCTCTCAACGCTGTCAAGCACCTCAAGCTGCTCAAGTGTGTCAATCCACTCTTCAAACGTCTCTTTAAGGCCTTTAGCTTGCAGGCTTGCCCACGCCATAAACGCCAAATCTTCCAACGCGAACCCTGACGCAAGGTCACCGGCTCGCCGCTTGTATTGGCGCTCCCATTTAATAATTGTGGCAAGCGAGGTTTCAACCACGTGCTCTGTGGTGCTGCCGCCTTTTGACGTGGTTGCTTTGATCGTCAGTTTCACGCTGCGATACTCCTAACTAAGTTTGATCAGGGGGCTGTTTGCTCTGAGTACGTGCCACCGGTCAGGGTGATCTGAACCTCAGACAAGGTGCCAAGCTCTGCGTTAACAACGTCAAAGCTCTCAAAGTACGCGCCAGTCAATTTCAGTACGGGCGCGGTGGCTGACGGTGCAGCTGCGACGGGTGCGCACTCAAAATAAACCTGAGTGCCAACCAACGCATTGAGCGTGGCGTATGTTTCTGTGGCTGCGTAGCTCATCAAAAAGGTTGCGGTGACGCTGTTGCTGGTCAACCCGCCCGTATAAGTGCGGTCTGTGGATCCAAACGCGGTGCTCTCCAGCGGCTCGCGGGAGCGCGTATAGACCACGCTGCGGCACTGATCTTTGAGGTCAACCGTTGACGCGGAGGTTGCGCCAATCTTGACGGTATCCGGGTTTGCAAAGTAGGTAGTGGTTGCCATTGTGGTCAATCCTTCCGTTTCGTATTCTTCAATTTAGCAGGTTGGTGCTGTGTAGTGGTGACGGTTTGCAGCAGACCGGCAGCAACCAAAAAATCAAGGTCTGCTTGCGTAAGGCCGTGATCACCTGCCGCGACGGTTTCGCCGGGCTGCACGTCAGGCCGCCATTGTTTCACCACTTTGTAGGTCATGGGGCAATCTTAGTGCTGATTAGCAACTCATATGAGCTGAAATCTTGCGCTCCAATGGTGGTGATGGTAGGCCTGCCCTCTTTGAGCCCTATCTTGGCAGCCCTAATCAGGTCTGCCTGATCCAGCAGGTTTTTCAAAGCCGTATAGTTGCCCGGCCCAATGCCTATTAGTTTTACTTGAAACTGCAGCTCAGCAATGACATTGGTTGCCATAACAAACGTAGGGGCTTCCACCAATACGCATGGCGGGTTTATATTGCGCGGATCGTCAAAAACCCTAAGGCCGGTGATTGTTTGCAGCTTGTCAACCAGCTGATCATAACCGTCAAGCAGTACGCCCATTTATGCAACCGCTGGTTTGTTGACACCCAATAGGCGCATGATTTCGCCCATGCTTGACCCCACCGGTGCCGCTGTTGCCATTGTTTCATAGCTGGCAAATTGGTCAATGCTTGCCCGGCTTTTATAGGTTTGGCCTGCGTAAATGATCGTGCCAAGCCGCACGTCTTGGCTGGGTACGGTGCTGAGCGAGCTATCAAAATAGCCTGCCTCACGCCTCTTGCGGTACGCGTAAGCGTTGGCTGCAGCTACGCAAATAGTGGCAAAATCGTAGTCACTGCTTGGGTTGGTGATCGTGCTACCCAAATAATCTTCAAGGTCTGCCAACGTGATCCACGTGCAGCTGCTCAGCACCGTAAAGGTCACGGTGCCGGTTGCGGCTGTGCGGTCAACGTTGCTGCCGGTGACGCTGTAAATGATCTGGTTAGGTATTAGCCGCGCCGGGTCAAATTCAAGGTCACCTTGAGTGCTCAGCCCCGTATAAAGGTATTGGGGCAGCGAATAAGCGGTAAACGTACCGTCAAACGGTGCGCCCATACCCGCAACGGTAAAGCTTTGACCTACCGTAATTTCGTTTGGTTGCAGGGTAGCAACCACCGCAAAATTATCTAGCAGCTGTTTGTGGGTGACTGTGTAGGTTGCCATTTGAAATGGCCCCGCCTAATCAGACCCAAGTGATTTTTTGCAGCAGCGAGGCCTTCGCAACAAACGTTGCCAAGTAGCCGTAGTAGCTGAAGGTGCGCCCGATCAGGTTTGGATCCTCAACCGACATGATGCCGCGCACGTTTTCGTACACTTCCATTGCCGGTGCGTGGAATACCACCATTGTCTTAGCAGCGCAATTGCTGTCAACGATTGTGCGCAAGCCAAGCGGGTTGGTGGCGCTCCAATTCGTGACATCTCCAGCACCAAGAGTGTTGGTGCCAAGCAGGTTGGTTGCGCCGATTGACGGAAAAATTGGGCGCTTGTCGCTGTCAACCAATCGGCCCACCTTCGCCCAAGTGTCAACGCCCATGACTAGGTGCGTCGGAAAAAGGTTGCTGCCGTTTGAAATATCGCGGGCGGCACCGTAGATAAACGCAATGAAATCTTCCGGGGTACCGTCCCATTGACCCAAGTTGGTTGAGCCGCTGACGCAAGCGTCAACTGCAATGTCATCAGTCTTGAGCAGGTACTGACCCGCAAGATCCTGCAAAATGACCTGCATTGCTGCGGGATCCGTAAAGTCCATGTCCTGTGCGGAAATGAAAATTTGCCCGGCTACGGTAGTCCTCACCACCGAATTTGAGGCAATCGTCATGGTCTGCGAGGCTGCGGCCTGACCTTCGGTCTGCACACCGGTTGTGGTGTGCTGCGAGATCGTAGGCCTGATGAAGCTCTTGCCCTGACCGTTTGGCATGGCACGTGCACCAACCGCGCTAATAAATGGGCGCAAGTAGTTGATGTCTTGAAACACCGGGCCAAGCACCGGGATTGGCAGCAGGCCGGGCGTGTCGGTGGTCAGGTTCTGTGCGGCTTCAATCGCGCTTGACTTTTTAGCAACGTTTTGCTTGTAAGCAGCGTTGACGTTTGCCCACTGCTGACCGCCTGCATGAAACGCGGCAAGGTACTCACCGGCTGACGGCATTGGAAACTCTCGCTCTCGCTTGTGCTCTGCCCAGATCGGCGCGGTTGGCGCGGGAGCCGGTGCTTCAGTCACTTCAGCGGTGGTGGTCTGCTCGCTCATTGTTGGTTTTCCTTTTTTGCTTGGCTCAGCCGCTGCGACTTGAGTAATTTTTGCTTCTTGAAATGCTCCTAGCGCTACCAATGATAATTCAACCATGCGCGCCTTTTCAACTACCAAAACGCCTTCTTCGTCATATTCCGCAATGATTGGCTCAGCGCCCACGCTCACCGCGTCAAGCGCACCGTCTTTGGCGAGCTCTAACGCTTCATCACCTTTGCCGGTTTTGCTTAGTTTTGCCACAAAATAAAGGCCGTTTTCATCTTCGGTGCGCTCAGTGACCACGCCCACCATTTGCGTCAAATCATGGTTTAAAACCAGCTTTGGTTTGGCACCGTCAACCGGCAGCGAACCCGGCAAAAACTTCACTTTTTGCCCGTCACTGACCGTAGCCACCACGTTGTATGGGGCAGCCAACCCCATAATCTCGCGCCTGCCCTCACCGGGCTCAGCTTGCACCAACAACGGTGATGCACTTAAACGGATCATGCCCAAATCATAGTTTGCACCACTAACCGTTTTGGTGGATTGCATCTCTGTTTCATCTTCCAGCTCTGGCAGCTCACCGCCCGGCTCAATGCCCTCATCACGCGACACCGCAACCATTTGATCAATAGCAGCCTGCTTTTCAAGGTGGCAACCAATCATTTCACCCTCTTGCGTAACTACCGCCCAACCACCGCAATCTTCAGCTTCATCAGTAATGAAATACGGCATTAGTAACTCTCCTCACGTGGATTGGCTGACGGGGCCGCTGGTGCAGCGTTACCTTGAGCCCCGCCAGCCAAATCGTTTTCTCTCAGGTAGCTAGTCACGTCAAGCTCCACGTAGCGGCCTCGCGGCAAAACATTATTCATGCTCAGCGTCTGCTCAATGCATTCAATATAAGGCTTGCTGCCGTACAAGTAGAGCAATTTGTTGCTCTCTGTGCTGTTCTGATAATTCATGCCGCCACCGGTAGGCGCACCAACTAGAAACGGTGGAATATTTGCAAGCCGCGCCATTTCAAGACTTTGAAAAGTGCGGGCATCAGTAAGCTGCAAATCATCAGGGTTGGCATTGTTCGGCACGTAGTCAACAAACTCATTGAGTGCCGCAATTGTCTGATCTTCGCGGGCTGCAGCAAACGCGGCTGCCATGTCAGCGAGCTCTTGCGCGGTCATTGGTTCGCCGCCCGTTTGCTTTAAATATCCGGCTGGAATTGTTTGCGAAGCGAAACGCTCAGCCGCGTTTTGCAAACGGTTTGCGGTATTGATTGCCCGTACTCCGGTATATACAAGCCCTTGAATTGGGCTCAAGAATTGCACTACGTCATTGTGGTTGAGCTCTACGCCTTGAAAAAAGATTTGCTTTGAAGGCCCGAACCATTGCCCGGTGCTTTGATCCAAAGTGGTTACGTCACCGGCTGGTATCCACGTAAATTTGCTTGGAAACCCGTTACCTAGCCGCTCAGTAATTACCCAAAAAGCGCGGCCCTGCATAATTAAATCTTCAGCAGTCCAAGACAAAATAAAATTGCGGGTCACGTTTGGATCAGGTTGCTGAAACCACGTATCAGGCGGCAAATAAATCTTTTCAAGATCTGTGCCATTCCATTGAAGCGAATACTGCTTAAAGGTGAGGCAGCCAATCATTGAGCAAATCAGGTCACGGGCCCGCGAGATTGTGGGCACTTGCATTGCCGCGTCACGCGGCAGGTTTTGTGTGTAGTAAACAAAGTTGCCAATGACGTTTTGGCTGTACGGGTATTTGGCTGCTGATGCCGCGCCTTTTACTGCAGGTGCGGGCGGTACGGCTTTTTTGAAAATACCCATGCCAATAGGTTAGGCGGTGCGCCTAGCGGCTGTGGTGACAATGAGCGGGCGCTGCTGTTCGCGTTGCCCGATAGCGAAACCTACGGCTGCAACCATGCACCGCGCAAGCTCAATAGGGCCGTTGGATCGTTGCGAGCTCAAAGCAATGCTGCCGTTGGTACGGGCCGCTACAGCGCGGCCAACGTGCTCAGCAAGCATGGTTTCGCCGGTGTGCTCAAGTTTGTTTTCAATGATCATTTGCCGCACAGCTGCCGTATAGCGGGTGACCTCTTGGTAACCCCAAATGACGCGCCGCCGCTTCAAATGCAGCGGGCAATTCACGTCAAGGGTTGGCGTGACCGCAATGACAAGCTTTGGGTCTGCAGCGGCTTTTTCCAGCAGCTGCCACGTTTGGGCCATAGTGTCAGCAATAAATTCCACCGTCGCGCACAGCACACCACCGGCAGTGCGGTTGACGCGCACCGCGCAATAGCGCCCATTGTCAACGCTGACCTCTACGCACAGCACCCCGCCCGGTAGCGGTGTGGTGCCTTTGGCGCAAGCAGCAAACTGACCGGGGGCCAACCAACCCACGTCAGACTGCACCCACAGATTGCAGCTAGATCTGAGAAACGCGGCCCGGTTAGGGCTCATGCTCTCCACCATAAGTGTTTCTTCGGTAATGGTGTACCCAAGTGCCGGGTTTGCCATGCGCCACGCTTCAGGGGTCATGGGGTCTTGCGACGGGTCAGGGCTGTATTCCGCAAAGTAAATGCCGGTGTCAATGCCCTCATCTATGCCACGTAGCCCTTGCTCGCGCCACCTCAGCATTGCCGTTGACGTTTCCACACCGGCTGTAGAGAGCATGATGCAGAGCGGGTTTTTTTGGGCTCGCTGTGTAGGCAAAAGCCCTACGTCAAGCGCGTCTTGCGACACCCCCCAACATTCGTCAACCAGCAGCAACGCGGTTGACTGACCATGCCCGGCAGAGCTGGTAGCGGCCCTGACCAGCCACCGGTGCGGCCCAATTTGCAGCTCATTGCGCCCATATGACCATTTGATTTTTGCCCCAAACTTTTCTTTGAGTATTGGGGCCAGATCCTGAAACAAAGACACAGCAAGCACCAATTCATGCGCTGTAGTAATGATCGTTTGCGGCTGTTTCTCTTTGGCAAGGTGCTCAGACAAGTACCAACCCAAAACGCTTTTCATCAGCACGGTCTTGCCGTTTTGACGCGCCACCGAAACCAGCGCCTTGCTGTTGCACCAACTCCCGTCAGCGTCATAGCTCAACAAAGCCCGCAAAATATGGCGCTGCCACGCCATGACCTCAACGCCTAAAAACTTTTTAGCCCACTTGCAAACCGCGTCACCGTAAGACCCGGCTGGATCTCTGACAATCGTTTCCAATCGCGGCTCAACCACCGGCCCCCGAACCGGTTCGGTTTGTTTCTTTGGGGATATACGAACCAATGGGCGCGGGCCTT